GCATCGATATCGATACCGTTCATGTTCTTCAAGTCCTGCTCCAACTCAACGGACCAGCGAGCTGCTAATCTACGAGTACCAGCTTCAACGGCTGTCTTCTCGAATGAGATAGAAGCTGTTGGGATCTGAGAAGTAAACTCATAGTTAGCTAGCAACTGAGCAACACCTTGATCAGATGCGATAATCTCGAAGTTTGAGTTGTTTGCATAGGTTGCTAAATCAGCAGAAGAAGCACCAGTGAAACGTGTATCTAGGTACTCATAACCAAGTTCACCAGAATATGGATGACCGAAAGTACCGCTGTTAGCAGTACCAGCAGCAGCTGCCTGCCATGGATAAGGACCAGGGTTACCGTAAGAAGCATCGTTGTACTTACCTGGGATCTGGCTACCTAGTACGTCGTTATCGTACTTGTAACGTAGAGCGAAGGCAAGACCAACTGGACCGCTCATTGGCTGAACACCAACGATTTCGTTAGTGATCAACTCAGGGAAGGTACGACGGATCATCGGAATGAGGATCTTTGGCAAACGTGAGTCGCCAGTTGCATACCAGTCAGCGTTTGAATCGCCAGAAGAGTTGTTTACGGCAGCACCGTAACCACCCATACCACCTACAGCACCGTAGGCGTTACCGAATACAGAGGTTGTAGAACCGGAGACGTTAGCCTGACCGGATTCCTCAATGCACCATCTCTCTTGGTTCTCAAGAAGAATGGCAGTGTTAAGACGAGTGTGGTCGTCTTCGATTGTTCTTACGTTCTTGCTGTTAAAGTCAAGAACAGGTGACCACTTCTCAAGAAGAGCGCCAGCTCTATCTGGAGAAATATATGACTGTGAAGGTCTAATTGTTTTCATAATTTTACTTTATTTTTTAAACATTATATGATGTTCAATCAATCAGGCGTATGCCTCAACGGAAATTTTTTAGTGTCTTGAAAGCTCCTGCATGTACAACTTCAATGGAGGATGGGCAGCTGAATCTTCAGTGCTCTCTTCAATGACTTGTTGTTGCTCTTCAATGACAGGTCTGTCAAGATTTCTTGAAACAGCCTTGCTTACTGCTTGTTCAGTTAATGTTTCAATTGACTTGGATTCTTGCTTGTCAAACATCTTGCAAGTATAATCAAAGTTCTCATTAATGAAGTCTGCTGTCTTACCTTTGAAAACCTTTTGTAGATAGGATTTCTTTTGATCAGGTAGACCTGCTGTCTTGCTTTCAAAAAGTAAATTTGCATGAGCTCTGTTATAAGACTCATTCAATTGCTTGTTCTCAGCCTTAAGAGCCTCAATAATCTTGGAGCTCTCATCTAGCTTGGACTTACCATCCATAACTGCTTCACGGATAGTTTCTTTGCCAAGAATTAAATCTACAGATAGCATGCTGCGTAGTTCGTTGAGAACCTGAGCAGAACGCTTGTTGGCTACTGCCTCTTCAATGGCTGTCTTTGGAAGATTTTCATCCAAGTAGGCCTCGAGGTAGTTAGAAATTGATTCAACGAGAGTTTGCTTAAAGGTGGAAGCATCTTCATTTAAGGCCTTCTCGTACTTGCGTACTACAGCCTTAAGCTTGCCAGCATGATTCTCATTGATAGCTTCAACTACCTTTAAAAGTTTATCAGAGTGGTTTCTATCGATAGCCTCAACAAGCTTCTCTACCTTGGCAGAGTGATCCTCGTCGATTTTCACCAATAGGCTCTCTAATTGTAATTTGGCGCGATCTTCAGCAGCCTTGTTAACTTGCTGCTCGAATGCCTCGGAAATTTGATTAAGGGAATCCTCACTCAACAAATCCTTGGTAACTTCTTTTAATTTTTCAATTAATGCTGACATATATTAAAAAAGTGGTTTATTTAAAGCTGTTTTTATACGGCCTTTAATCTTATTTTCTAAGACTTTCTGTAAATATTTATTAGCCTCGGAGTAATTTTTTACCCCAACGTTCTTAATAAATGACTTTATTAGTTGAGTGTCCATATTATTATTTAAGCTTACTGATGAAATTTAACACCTGTTCTAGCAAATATTTGTCTACATCTCTTTTCGGAATATTTGTTAGTGCTTTTTCAAAATGGTGATATGTCTCTTCTAATTTACCGTCATCCTTCAAAACCCATTCTTTGGATTCCAAAATACCATTTACGAAAGCCTTAGGACATGAAGGATCAGCAACTACGTCAATTGCTACCAACTTCATGTTCTTAACTCTGTTTACATCTTCTTTAATAGAGTCAGGTTCAAGTTGACCTAAGCATCTAGTAGAAACTCCAGGGGTTACGCCATCATCAATTAGATTTTGTACAATCTTACCCATTGGGGTTGATAGTACTAATGACTTACCTACGAAATAGTTACCCTCTTGTCTTAAATTTTGTACGCTGTGACAGGCTCTAGATAAATCGATATCAACAGTTGTTGGGTGATTTAGTTCTCCAAGAGCTCTACCTGTCTTGATCATTTCATCGGAATATCTTTTTACCTCAGAAACCATTTCCAACAAGTCATAAAGTCTTCTATTTTTATTGACTTCGTTGGCCATCATGAAAGGTCCTTCAATGTACATTCTTGGGCCTTTACCATCTCTTAGGTTCTTTTCTTCTTTAATATAAGTAAAGCTGCCAAAATCAGGTGTCTCGACTAATAATCTATGTGGCATATTATAAAATTATTTATACTAAATGTTATTATTTTTTAGGAAAAAGATGTTTTTCTGTAAGGATTAAGAAGTCAAAGTCCTTACCCTCACACCATTTTTTAGCTGCTTCCCACTTGGCTTGATTTTTTGCGAACGTAGTTGCTTCAGTAATAAATGTACTTTCTTTTTTATTTTTATGTCTTACAGGCTGTTCTGTTTGTTTAGATGGTTTAATTTCAACTAAAAACTTCTTTACAGAATTTTCACCAATTCTATACACAATGCTATTATCTACAAAGTATTTGTGAAACTTACCATCAAGAGGAGACTTGTAAGGTATTACAACTGATTCAGATGTCCATTCTAAAACATTAGGATTGTTATCACACCATCTGAAAAAATACAATTCATAGGAGCTCCTATAAACAGGATTGTCAGTACCTAAGTACTTTTTTCTATTTATAGGAGAGTAAATTCCTTTTTTAAATTGTTTTACTTTAAACATTAGCCAACGAAAAATAAAGGTGGTTCAGCATCACCGAATCCAGAAGTAGCCTTATTAAATAACTTCTCTTCTAGTTTTTCTTTTTCTGCTAAACCTTGGCTCAACATATCGTTGTAATTTATTGAACCTCCACCAAACAAGCTTTGACCAGAATACTTACCTCTGATTTGACCAATAGTTATCTTTGTTAATGCTAAGGCGTATTGCTGTACCCAAGGCTCCATTACAAGGTATTTAATTTGTCTTTCTACGTAACAACCAATCAAACCAAACCATCTACTTGTTACAGTTTGTACAGATGGGTCAGGTAATAGTTTTAAATATTGAGTTCTTGGATCAAAGTAGAAATAATAATATTGAGACAAAGTCTTCTCTCTAACCTTTAAGTACTCTTTTGTAATGTGCCAGCTAACCAAATCGAAGCCATAATTACCTAGAGCATAGTTAAAATAAGTTTGCTGAGCCAATGTTTGTTCAATTGTAAACAAGGTGTTTGTTCCAGTAGTGGTACCTTGCTCGACTGAAAACACATCAACAACTTTTCTATAATTGTCTAGATTGTAATCGAAGTTAGCTGATAGCGCACTCATCAATGGTGTAATAGTAAACAATGTATCAAGCTTAACCCCTGCATAATGATCATAGAGCGCGCTATCAAAAACTAAATACTCTTCTGTTGTACCAGCATATTTTGAAAATAACTCAACCGCAATAGATATATTTTCATAAACAATATCTTGGGTTATTTCTAGTTTTAGTACTGGTGCTCCAAGCTGAAAACCGATTCTTTGAGCAAGTCTATTATATGAGTCAATCTTTGTATCAAGATTGGTGTTATAATAAGCGGAAATTGGATTACAAAGTGTTGCCATATTTTATTAAGTTGGTAGTGCAGATGCCTCAGGACCTGGTGCTGGAGCTGGTGCTGGAGCTGTACCGCCTGCTGGAGCCTCTCCTGGAGCCGGGGCCTCTGCTCCAGGTAAAGGAGTAAATGATGGAGGAGCTCCGCCACCTGGACCAGCCCCTCCACCACCCCCGAACCCAGCGATTGCGCCTTCAGCTGAAGTTGGTTCAGCCTGAATCTTTTCCCAGTCTGGACCTGAATTGGTAATTTGAGCGAGCTCCCATTTAAGACCAGCATCTTTCTTGAGCCACTCTCTATTGGCTTTAATATCAATATCAGACCATCCCAAGTACTTCTTCATTGCATAAGAAGTAGAAAACATCTCGTTAGAAGATACTTGACCGAAGTTTGCAAACTTTAATTCAAGTATCTGATTTTGTCTTAGCTCATAATAGTTAGTAGGTGGTACAAACTCGATTTGTACATCACTCTCTAATATATCATAAGTCTCAAGTATATTCTTTAGCTTTAACTGAGTAACGAAAGCATTGCGTAAACCTACAGCAAACGTGCGTTGCAATCTAATAATAAAGTTAGCGAACTTTAATTCTTCTCTTAAAATTGTTGCTGAATCGTTTGTAGTATCTTCTGGATTTAATCTTGTTACTGGCACTTTAAGAGACTTGTAAAGCTTCTTAATGAAGTAATTTAAATCATCTAATTGACCTAAGTTAGCTCCACCAGGTAAAGAAGTTACTGTAGTGCCTTCTCCACCTTGTCTCTTAGCAAACCAGAAGGCATCCAACATTGATTGAGGATTGTAAGTCAATACTGGTGTACCGTTGTAGGCATCATATGTCTTGCGGCTCCAGAAGTTATTCATTAGCTTCTTTAAATATGCCTCAGCTTTTGGCTTAGGCATATCTCCAACATCAACATTGAATACTAATCTTTCTGGGGCTCTTACTAAACGGTAAATAATAATTGCATCTTCAATAAGAGAAAGCTGTCTGTAGGCTCTTCTAGCATTTTCAATAAACGGTACTCTTATTGTTTTTGATTGATTCCAAATACCAGAGTTAATATAAAGAACCTGGTTCTTTTCCATTGGAATTAATTCAAACTTACCAGTAGTAGATTGTCTCTTGCTTGCTTCTGTCTTGGAATTGCCAGCATAAGGCTTTCTTAGCAAGTAGCCTTTGATTAATAAGTTTTGAACGTTATCGTAAATTGGGTCAATTAATTCACAAGGTACATTAATAAAACCAAGAATACCTTTTTCTGGATTTTCTTCGCTAATTACATTTTCAAAATATAGCTCACCATCCATGAGCAACATTCTAATATACTCCCAACCCTTGCCTTCTAAATCTAATTTCTCTAAAAACTTCTGAAGCTCTTTATTTACAATAGAAGAAATCTTTTCATCGTTCTCAAAATTGCGAAGTTTTAATTTTACAATCTCTCCATGTTCATCTTTATTAAGGAAGGCATCACAAATCTCATCTAAGGCATCAGCGACTTCAGCAAATTGAGCCATGATTCTGTATTCAAGCAAACGACGAGTCTTATCGAAGTCGACATTTGCATACATGAACTGGCTGTAATTCTTGTCAATGGTAATACCACCCATTGGGTGAGTATCCATTTTTGGTGTAGATACAGCCTGGCGATTAAGCATCTGGGTTTTATTAGAACCCATGCCATAGAACAGTTTGTATTTGGGGTTAATTAAATCTAACGGGTCGACATTATTCAAAGGGGATGAGTAAGGAAGCTTTGAATAAATCATATTCATTACTTGACCCATTGTGTCGTTTTTTGATGAACCATCAATTGCCATATTGATATTTATACTTTACTCGCCTATTTCAATTGGAAGGAGTTGGGGTAGGGGTAGGTGTAAGAGTTCTTGTTACAGTAGGGGTTGGTGTTGGTGTTGGTGTACAAGCTGAATTTAATGCGACGTTAATAGTACCGCCACCAGTTAAAATACTAACCTGAGAGGTAACATCATAGCTTAAACCAGTACCAATATATGCAATATTTAATTGTTGGTTTTGTGCATTAATACCTTGCAAGTACCAACCGTTAAGAGATGGTAAATATGTTATTTGACCAAACGGATTAGTGTTGCTTGTATACTGAATAATGTTATCTGTAACTACATACGTAACGTTGTTTACAAATATTGTATAGGTAATTAGACCAGCAAATGTGTATGAATAATCACCATAAATTGCGAATTCGTTGTTACTACCATTAACAACGAGACAATTTGCAATAGCAGGTGTAGGTGTAGGTGTAACAGTAGGAGAAGGTGTTGCAGATGGCAACCCTATCACAGTGATGCTCGTATCGCAATAATAACCTGATCCGTTTTTAGTTATAATAGCTATTACATCCCCTATCTCAAAATTGCTCAAGGGTGGCAATGTAACAGAAATTCTAGTGTCACTTATTTT